TTTTGAGCGGGTTGCGGCCCGATGAAAACCTGACTGTTTCGGAGTGGGCCGACAAGTACAGGATGCTGAGTGGAAAGGCATCGTCAGAGCCAGGGCCGTGGCGAACTGATCGAACGCCTTACCTGCGTGAAATCATGGACTGCATGTCGTCCAGCAGCTCTGTGCAAAAAGTTGTGTTCATGGCTGGTGCTCAGCTCGGCAAGACGGAGGCGATCAATAACGTGGTCGGTTACATGATCGCGCACGCACCAGGCCCCGCGATGTTTGTGCAGCCCACCATTGATATGGCGAAACGTTTGAGCAAACAGCGGCTTGATAGTTTGATACATGAGACACCATGCTTAGCGGACAAGGTTGCACCAGCTAGGAGTCGGGACTCTGGAAACACGATGTTTTCCAAAGAATACCCTGGAGGTATTTTGCTTTTAACCGGTGCAAACAGCGCAACTGGTCTTCGGTCAGCGCCCTGTCGGTGGGTGTTGTTGGATGAGGTTGATGCTTTCCCTGCTGATGTAGACGGAGAAGGCGATCCATGTGCGCTGGCGGAACGTCGTGCGTCAACGTTTTCGCGTAGAAAGATCATCCTTACTTCTACACCAACTGTCAAGGATATGAGCAGAATAGAGACTGAATATTTAGCAAGTGATCAACGCCGCTTCTTTGTCCCGTGCCCACATTGTGATCACATGCAATGGTTGCAGTGGAAGAATATTCAGTGGCGTGATGCTGATCCTACAACTGCTGTTTATGTTTGCGAAGAATGTGGATGTCACATACCTGAATATCGTAAAGGCGAGATGTTGCGTCGTGGCGAATGGCGATCTACATCAACCTCAGAGGATCCTCGTACTGTTGGGTTTCACTTGTCATCGCTTTATTCGCCGCTGGGTTGGAAGGGCTGGGAAGAGATTGTCACTGAATTCTTAAGGGCTAAATCAGATGCGCCATTGTTAAAGACGTTTGTCAACACTGTGCTTGGCGAAACTTGGGAGGAGGAAGTTGGCGCGAGGCTGGGTGCTGATGGTCTTCGTGAGCGTGCTGAATTTTATCCTGCAGGTGAAATCCCTGATGGTGCAAGCATTGTCACGGCTGGCGTTGACGTGCAGGACAACCGACTAGCAATTGGAATTTACGCTTGGGGACAGGGTGAGGAGTGCTGGCTAATTTCACACGCTGAAATCTATGGCGACCCTGCTGGCAAGAAACTATGGGATCAGCTTGATGATGTTATTTTACGCACTTACAAAACAACAACTGGTAAGGAGGTAAAGATTAATTCAATTGGAATTGACTCTGGCGGCCACTTTACTTCGGAGGTTTATGCATACGCACGCGAACGCGCAAAGCACAATGTTTTTGCTTTAAAAGGTCAGTCACAACGCAACAAACCTGCTATTGGCAAGCCCAGCAAAGTTGACATCAATTATCGCGGGCAGGTGCTGAAAAACTCCGCGCAGGTGTATCCTGTTGGCGCTGACACCATAAAGACTACGCTGTTTGGCCGCTTGAAGCACAACGAAGTTGGCGCAGGGTATATCCATTTTCATGCAGAAGCCGGACAGGAGTATTTCAAGCAACTCACTTCCGAGCGACAGGTTGTGCGGTACGTCAAGGGTTTTGCTGTTAGGGAATGGAAGAAAAAAGCAGGTGATCGTAATGAAGCATTGGACTGCTTCGTTTACAGCTACGCAGCGTTAAATTTCTTATACATGCGATTTAACCGTAATACAATATTTGAGCAATTCGCAAAAGCTAAAGTTGTAAAGGCTGACAAACAACCTGACAAGCCGGTAGAATCTGAACAGCAACCGCTTCGTCGTCGGCGCATTGCACGACAGCGAGGATCATTCGTGACGAACTGGTGACGATTTCTGTTCCTGAAATTATCCACGCAGGTGACACGGTCATCTTTGACGTTCCTGCGTTTGTTGACACGATCGGCAACAACATCACTAGCGGAACTTACACGCTGACTTGGTACGCTAGGACCAACACCGCATCTGAAGGTGCCACCATTGTTGGCGTTGCAGAGTCGGATGGCTGGCGCGTTACTGTCCCCAGCAGCACGACGACGAACTTTGATGCAGGACTTTGGACATGGCAGGCCATCACAACCGCAGGAGCACTACAGCACACTGCTGGTCGCGGTCAATTTACAGTCAAAGCGACACTGGGCTATACAGGAACGCCTGGTGCGTTTGACGATCGTTCGCGAGCTGAAATCGACCTTGAGAAAGTTGAAGCCGCAATACGGACGCTCGCGGAAGGCGGTGTTGTGCAAGAGTACACAATTGGAAACAGGAGCCTGAAGCGTTATAAAATGACAGAGCTTCTGCAACTACGGGATACCTTGAAAGCTGAAGTTGACAGAGAGCGCCGCGCTGAAAAGGTCCGACAGGGCCTCGGTAATCCTGGCGTCACTCGCGTGAGGTTTATCTGAGATGTGGCCCTTCACTCGTCGCAAAAAGCGTCAACGCCGCAACTATGCCGGTGCTGATCTGAATCGCCTTACAAGCGATTGGGTTAGTCAAGGCACTAGCGCTGATTCGGAAGTCAAGAACAGCCTTCGGATCCTGCGTAACCGCGCTCGCTCGCTGGTTCGTGATTCAGACTTTGCAAAATCTGCTTTGCGTGCCCTTGTCAATAATGTCGTCGGGCAAGGCATCAAGCATCAGGCGCAAGTCCGAATGATTCGTGGCGGCCGCCTTGACGAAAGGCTGAATAGCGTCATCGAGCACGAATGGCGAAAGTGGGGAAAGGCTAAGAATTGTCACGCCGGTGGCACGTTGAGCTGGAATGAAGTTCAGCGCCTGTGCATGCGCAGCATGATCGAAACGGGCGAGGTGTTTGTCCGCTTTGTGAATCAACGCTTTGGCGACTCTCGCGTGCCGTTTGGTCTTGAGGTTATTGAGGCTGATCTGCTCGACGATGATTACACAGGCTTTGAGGCAAATGGCAATCGCGTCCGTATGGGCGTTGAAATTAATGAATGGGGACGGCCGGTCGCATACCATTTCCTGACGTATCACCCTGGTGATTATCAGTTTTCATACGGAAATGTTGCGAAAAAGCGTCGTGTTCGTGTACCGGCCGAAGAAATCATTCATCTTTACAGCACCGAGCGTCCGGGGCAGACCCGTGGTGTAACCGCATTTGCCTCGGCAATTATGCGTCTCAATAACTTGAGAGGTTACGAAGAGGCAGAGATTATCGCGGCCCGTGCCAGCTCAGCAATGATGGGCTTTGTTCGCACGCCTGATCAGGAGCTGTTTGAGGATGGCACGTTTGAAGATCAGTCGGTGCTGGACTTCGCTCCTGGCAGCATCCGCCGTCTCGCACCGGGTGAAGAGATGCAGTTCTTCTCACCTCAGCGGCCAGATGATGCTTTTACGCCTTTTGTTGCGCAGATGTTGCGTGCCGTCGCCTCCGGTGTTGGATGCAGCTACACGCAAGTGAGCAGTGATTTTTCACAATCAAATTACAGTTCTTCTCGGCTTGAATTGATTGAAACTCGCGCTCATTATCGCGGTTTGCAGCAATACATTATTGAGCGCCTTTGTCAGCCCGTCTATGAAAAATGGATGGAAATGGCCGTTATGGCAGGCGAATTGCGTGTGTCGGGATTTGATATGGATCCTGATCGATACTACGAATCAAAATGGGTTGCACCAGCAGCACAATTCGTTGATCCGCAAAAGGAAGCAGAAGCTTACAAATCCTTGATTCGCAGTGGCATCATGACGCTGTCGCAAGTCATTGCTTTGCACGGCGGCGATTTTGAGGAAACAATGAGGCAAAGACAGCATGAGCTTGCCACAATGGACGAGCTTGGCATTGTTTTGGATTCTGACCCTAGTGCAGTTGACAAGGCAGGCCAATCACAAAACCCGCCGCCTGAAGAAACGGCTCATCCTGAAAACCACGAGGAGGAATCCTAATGGCTAATGTCAACGGCACCGACATCAACCTCACGCCGACCGGTGGCATGAAGGAAGAGGCTGAGCGTTATCGGGCTTGGAAAAAAGAAGGCAAAGCCGGTGGCACTGATGATGCCGCAACTCGCGCTTCTCAAATTTTGTCTGGTGATGAAATGTCGCCTGACACAGTAATTACGATGTCGGCTTGGTTTGCCCGCCATGAAGTTGACAAAAAGGGCAAGGGATTTTCGTCAGGCGAAGAAGGTTATCCCAGCAAAGGTCGCGTTGCATGGGCCGCTTGGGGCGGTGATGCCGGAAAGTCATGGAGTGATTCCAAGGCTAGTGCAATTAAGAATGCACGCGAGCGAAAATATGATTTAATTGAAGAACAAATTGAAGCTGAACAGGACATGGATCGTGCTGAGCCTGATGCACTCAAAGTCGGTGATTTTGTTAGCTGGAGTTCTTCTGGCGGTACTGCTCGCGGACGCATTGTTC